GTATAATATATATATGGTAAATATACAGGAAAATTATCTGGAGTCTTTCATAACACTTAAAGGACTCCTTTCTTACAGAATTGATCAACAATCAAGGACAGACTTCCTGACATTTGTCAGGCTGGTGGCCCCTTCCCTTGTTCCGGGCTTTAAAATGGGAAGTCATATCAAGATTATCTCTGACAAGCTCAAGGATATGGAAGAAGGGAAAGTAAAAAGACTGATGGTCTTTCTTCCGCCCCGTTCCAGCAAGTCCGTAATCTGTTCTAAACTCTTTCCTGCCTGGTATATAGGCAGAAATCCTGATCATGAGATACTGACTGTCTCCCACAGCGACCAGCTTTCCTCAGACTTTGGCAGATCAGTAAGGGATATAGTCAATACAGAAGAATTCCAGAAGATATTCACAGGTGTCCAGCTAAGAAGTGATGTCAGGGCGGCAGGAAAGTGGAAAACAAACCAGGGCGGCACTTACTATGCTGCTGGAGTACGCTCACAAATAGCAGGAAGAGGTGCACACATGGCCATACTGGATGATGTGATGTCTGAAGAGGATGCCTTCTCCGATGCAGGACGAAGATACATCAAGGAATGGTATCCAGCAGGACTCAGAACAAGGATAATGCCTAATGGTTCCATCCTGATTATCAATACAAGGTTCCATTATGACGATTTGTGCGGCTGGCTCCTGAAGCAGCAGGAGAATATGTCTGAATACGAGACAATTCCCTGGGAAGTCATAAAAATTCCTGCATGGCTGGACGAGGAATCGGCAGAATTGCTGGATCTTCCAGAAGGCAGCAGCTATTTCCCCGAATGGAAGACTGATGATGTCCTTAGAATGGATGAAAACGAGATAAAGGCCAGTAACGGCAGCAGATACTGGAATTCCCTGTACATGCAAGACCCCACACCGGAAGAGGGTGGACTGATCAAGAAGAAATGGCTGCAAAACTGGGAAGATCCCGAACCTCCCTCTTGTGATTTTGTAATACAGACCTTTGATACCGCATTCTCGACCAGAACCACGGCGGATTTCAGTGTTATCCAGACATGGGGTATATTCTACCTTTACGATCATGATGAGAAGGGTATGGAAAGCTATGCTCCGCAACTAATCCTTCTGGGAAACATCAGAGGACGCTTTGAATACCCTGAATTAAGGAAACTTGCCCAGAAACTGTATAACGAGCATAAGCCTGATGTCTGCATGGTAGAGAAGAAAGCCAGTGGACAATCCCTGATACAGGACATGCGAAGGGCAGGGCTTCCTGTCATGGAATATCTCCCTGACCGTGACAAGATCTCCAGAGTTTATGCGGCTTCTCCCATCATGGAGTCAGGAAGGCTGTGGATACCTAAATATAAAAAGTGGGCCGATGACCTGATAGAGGAATTGATAAGGTTTCCCAATGCTGCACATGATGATCAGGTGGATGCCTTGACAATGGCGGTACACTACCTGAAGGAGTCCTGGCACCTTACACATCCTGACGATCCTGAACTTGAAGATGAGCCAAGGGAAATTAAAAGTACCTACTGGACATTTTAATTTGGGAAATGGACAATTGTATGGTATAATAGTACAGGGATTAAAAGAGGAATAACATGGCTGAAATTTTCAAAAGAGCATATGACGAGGTTAACCGGAGACTGAATGGATCTGGTTTGTCTTCTATTGTCTATCGACAAGGTGGTGGAAGTACAATAGGAAGAGGACTTAAAAGAGCTTATCGAGGTCTTCCTTCAACTGCCAAATTTTATCTTGAGCAATTTCAAGATAAACCTATGACTGATAAAGAAGTAAAAGAAACTTTAACTGAATCTGAAATAAACGAATTAAACAAAGCTATAGAACGTAATCAAGCATCACCAAAGGGTGGTAAATGGGAAATTATAGATAAAGAGGGAGAACCTACAGGCTTTTTTAGAAATAATCCAACTATTCCTGGTCCTGTCAAGGATGAAGAAGGAAATATTTTATTTGATCCAGAAGGACAGGTAACTTGGGATACTCCTGATTATTCTCAAAGGGGCTATCGGGGTATTTATGATTTCTTTCCCGGTGATCCTCTTTTTAATCTTCAAAATACTATGGGACAATTTTATTATGGTCCTGCTAATCTGGCAGGAGAAAGAGAGATATATGATCGATATAATTGGCATATGGGAGATCCTGAAGGACTTCGAGGAGCTTTAAAACGGGGAGATCTAAAATGGTTTCTAGAAACTGCGGGAAAAGCATATCAAGATTATAAAGGAAGAGAGGGCCGTCCAATATCTTTTACAGTTAATCCTTATAAGGATCAGTGGAAATTTAATCCTAAAACAGGAAAATATATTTATCCAGAAGGTCAAGGACCATCACAACAAAATACTGGAGAAGATCATTCATTATCTAGTTTAGAAGGATATTCTGAAGAAACTAGTCCTAGTGGAGTTACAACATCTTTTATAGACGATATGGCTATAGATACAACAAGCGGATTAAAACATGGAGGACAAACAATGCCCGGAGGTTTATCCAATCTCAAGAAATCCATTAATATAAACGGACAGCCTCACAGTCTGGCATGGATCAGGCCAGATGAAGCTTCTGCTCTGAAGGCTATGGGTGGTACTGGTCAAAAAGGACCACTGGGCATACCTAGTTATCAATGGGGTGATTATCCTACTGATGACCAATTTGATGAAGCGGGCATGGCTGAGATAGAGTTGAGTTGGGCTGATCCTTATGTACATGTAGGTGTAGAAGAAGACTATCCTGAAGCAGACCAGATTACACCAGCAGAAATGGCACTTGCAGAATCTTCCATAGGTATGCCAGGTTATCACCCAGATACACATGTGTTACCCGCAGTTACTGAATCCTGGGAAGAAGTTTTTGATCCTGAAAGTGATGCTATAATGGGAGATCGTGCAAGAATAGCAAGAGCGCATAATGAAGCCCTAGCAGCAGGAAAAGGACTATTTAGCGAAGGTCCTGGATTCTGGGATCAGTTACGGGGAACCTCTTCTAGACCAGGTAGAGATGCTATGAGAACAACTCTTGAAGCAATTTTAGGAAAGGAAGCTATAGCAGGGCTTGATTTTGCAAGAGGGAAGGGTTTTCATGAATGGAGCCAGAGTCTTCCTACCTTGGGGTTAAGTTCTGTTGCAATTAAAATGCTGGGTGGTCTGGCAGGATTATTAGAAGATTCACCTATATTAGGATCAGTTATGGTAGAAGGTACAAAAATGAATCTTCATGCAGATGGTACTCTTTCAGAAATTCCTGATTGGGATACTGGTGATTACGATGAAGGTAATATAATTGAGAAACCAAAGCGTAGGTATAGATCTCCACAACCCAAGGTAGCTGACGAAGCGGTAAAAGATCCTTTAGAAGGAGTGGCAAAATTATTAGCTGAACGTCCAACCACAGTTTCAGGACAAGAGGCTCTTCAACCACAGATTGATAATCTTGTTGTTGCTGGATTTAGTGAAGAAGAGGCTCTTGAGATGTTAGGCATAGGATAAATAATGGCAGTAGAACAAAACCCATATGAGGTAATACCACAGGAAGCTCCTCCCAATGTAGTTCCTATAGCTCCTGAAACCGATATTGATGCTACCTTTGAAGTAGCTGATGACGGTGGAGTTATAGTAGACTTTGCCAGTGAGGAAGCGGTAATGAAACCTTCAGAATCCATTGCCGAATGGTATGGAGATCTGTGTGATACTCTGGAGGAAGATTCCCTGTTTGAGATAGCCACAGATGTTATAGACAATTATCAGGCAGACAAGGATTCCAGAGGAGAATGGGAGTCCATGTTTGAAAGAGGCTTTGATCTGCTGGGACTCAAGCTTGAGCCGGGGTCAGAACCTTTTGAAGGAGCATGTACGGCAGTGCATCCCTTGCTTATCGAATCGGCAGTCAAGTTTCAGTCCAAGGCTTCAGGAGAACTCTTCCCAAGCTCTGGTCCGGTAAAGGCAAACATACTTGGCAAGATAACTCCTGAGAAGGAGACACAGGCTAATCGTGTTCAGAATTTCATGAACTATCAGCTTACTGAGCAGATGCCTGAGTACTTTGATGAGTTTGAACGGATGCTGTTCCATCTTCCCCTGATAGGATCGGCATTCAAAAAGATATATTATAGTTCTACCTTGAAACGTCCCATCTCTGAATTTATTCCCATAGACCAGTTTTATGTCTCCTATTATGCAACTGATCTCAGGAATGCCGACAGGTATACGCATGTAATTTACAGAAGTCCGGTAGAACTTCAAAGAGATGTTCTGGCTGGTGTATATAAGGATCTGGACTTACCAAAACCAAATCAATCCAGTGTAACAGCTTTTACACAGAAGATGGATACCATACTTGGTTTAACCCCGTCTTCTGATAAAGATCCTCAATATGTACTACTTGAACAACACTGCTATCTTGATATTGAAGATAAGGAACAGTCACTCCCCTATATTGTAACTGTTGAAGAACAAAGCCGACAGGTAATGAGTATTCGTAGGAACTATGAACCTGATGATTCAAATATGGAAAAACGTAGTCACTTTGTACACTACAGATTTGTACCCGGATTTGGTTTCTATGGATTGGGCCTGATACACTTCCTTGGCAATCTTACCATGAGTGCAACTGCTGCAATGAGATCCCTGATCGATGCAGGTCAGTTTGCCAATCTGCCAGGAGGTTTTAAGGCCAAGGGAATTAGAATTGTTGGTGACAACGATCCTATTTCCCCCGGTGAGTTCAAGGAGGTTGAAGCAACTGGAATGGATCTTGCAAAGGCTATTATTCCTCTCCCCTATAAGGAGCCTTCCTCTACTCTGTTTCAGATGCTCCAGTTCGTAGCTACTGCTGGTCAGAAGTTTGCGGATAGCACAGAGCAGGTTATATCTGATGCTGCCTCCTATGGACCCGTTGGAACTACTATGGCCCTTCTGGAAGCCAGTAGCAAGTTCTTTACAGCCATACACAAGCGTCTTCACAAATCCCAAAGGGATGAATTCAGGATACTTGCCAAGATAGATTATGATTATCTTCCTGATGAATATCCCTATGATGTCCCGTTTGAGGACAGAAGCATATTCAAGAATGATTTTGATGGCAGGGTTGATATAGTTCCTGTATCTGATCCTAATATACCAAGCAATGCCCATCGTATGATGCTGGCCAACATGGCCCTTCAGATGGCGCAACAGTCACCTCCTGGCATGTTTAATCTGGAAGCATTGAATAGAACAATACTCAATGCCGCCAACATGCCTAACATGGAAGAGATACTTCCTCCCAAGATAGAACCGAAGCCTATGGACCCGGTTTCTGATATAATGGCTGCTACAAAGGGAATACCCATAGCAGCCTTTCCGGGCCAGAACCATGATGCCCATATTCAGATAAAGATGGCCTATCTTCAAGATCCCATGAATGGAGCCAATCCTATCATGGAAAGGATACGTCCGGTTCTGGAAGCAAACATTCAGGAACATTCTGTCATGAAGTATCAGGAACAGATGACAGGAGTAACGGAAGAAATTCTATCACAGTCTCCTCCTGAACAGGCCCAGAATCCTGTGGTGGTGGAAGCTGCAATGGCCCAGGCCGCACAACAGGTAATGAATGCCAATCAAGCTATGGGAATGGCACAGTCTCCTGAACAGCAACTGGTAGCTCTGGAACAGGCCAAGGTAGAACTGGAGAAACAGAAGCTACAGTCAGATACAATAGTTCAGGCTGCTGAAATGGAACTCAAGAACAAGAAGCTTGAACTTGATGAGAATGAACAGATCATAGATATGCTCAAGACAGGTGCTACAGATAACTTCAAGAGAGAGAAGGCAGAACTTGATCGGGATTCCAAGAAGGAATTAAAAGCTCTGGATATTCTGGCCAAGCTTGGTATGGAAGATTCAAAGATAAGTGCGGAAGACAAGAGAGTCAGGGAAAGAATTCTGAAAGACCTGATCGAACAGAATAGCAGGGACAAGAAAGATCTGGATATGAAAGGTCTTGAAGCCTTGGTAAAACTTGCAATTGAACAATCAAAGAAGGAGATTGGGAATGACAATAAAAATAAAACCGATGACGAAGGGTAAAGGTTATATTACCTATAATCAAACAAAATCTGAAAAACCAGTAACTTATGGAGATCCCTTTAAAAGTGACTGTATTGGAACTTGGGAAACAACGGCTGATCTCAATGAATGGGGTTATGATAAGTTTAAATTTCCTGCACCTGTAAAAGGTAAGAAAACTTAACCAATGGAAGTCTGGGATGAGGTAATTCAGGAGTTCAATGAAGAGATTCAGAAACTCAGGGTTACACTTGGAAGTGGGTCTGCTGAAGACTATGCTCACTATAGACAGATCGTAGGTTCCATTCAGAGTCTTGAATGGGCCAGAAGCAACTTAACTGATATTATTAAAAAACGAATGTATTCAGAAGAAGAGGAGTAAAATGCAACAGGTAGAAATGGGTAAAGCCATAAAAAACGATTCATGGATCAGCGATCCTGAAGAAGTAGAAGATCCAGAAGTATTACCGGAACTGCCGGGATTTCATATTCTGGTACGTCCCATATCCGTAAAGAGTCAAACCAAGGGAGGTATCTATATTCCTGATTCGATCAAGGATGATATATCTTATCTGACTACGGTAGGCAAGGTACTGGCTCTGGGAGATCTGGCCTATATGGACAAGGACAAGTTTCCCGGTGGAGCATGGTGTGCTGTGGGTGATCATGTATGCTATGGAAAACATTCAGGAACCAAGCTTTTCTATAAGGGAGTAAGACTTATTTTACTCTTTGATGACCAGATTAATATGAAGGTGGAAGATCCAAAAGATCTAGATCCAACATTTAATTTGGGAAATCGTTAATTGTATGGTATAATAGAGTATCGTTAAATCGTTGATTTCGTAAACAACGGAGGGAATAATGGAAAAAAAAGAAGAGTGGGGCAATATAGAAGTCCCGAATGAAGAGCAGAAAATAGAAATAGAAATTGAGGAAGAGGAAGAGAAAGAAGTAGAAACCAAACCTCAAGAAGAAGAGAAACCTGAAGTCAAGGAACCTCCTGAACTGGAAGGTATAGAAACAAAGGGTGCTGAAAAAAGAATAAGGCAACTTATCAGACAGAGAAAAGAACGTGATGAAGAGATTACTGCTCTCATCCAAAAAAATGAGGCGCTATCCATGCACCTCAGAACAAAAGACAAGGAAGTGGATCAGGTTAGTAAACTAAGTCTGGATGCTTCTGAAAAACAATTGACTGATAAACTTGAACTTGCCAGAACAGTCTATATGGAAGCTTTTGAAGAAGGAGAAAAAGAGAAACTTTTAAAAGCACAGGAAATGTTGAATGAGGCACAAGCTGATTTAAAGGCTGTATCTTCTGCCAAACAGGGTTATGAAAAAGAAGAGAAACAGCCAGCACAACAACAACCTCAATATCAACCTCCTCCTCCACAACGGCCTACTGATCCAAGAGCGGAAGAGTGGGCTGCAAAAAATGACTGGTTTGGACAGGATAATGTCAAGACTGCTGCTGCTCTGGCAATAGATGCAGAACTCAAGAGCGAAGGTTACGATCCAGCAGATAATGACTTTTATCAGGAAATTGACAAAAGACTTAACAAGGCTTTCAATCAGGAAAGTCAGGAACGTGTGCAGGAAAGCTCGTCAAAACCTGCTCAAGTAGTATCGGGGAGTTCACGCTCATCCCCATCCAGTGCTGGTAAAGTCAAACTATCAAAGGAAGATGTCAGACTTGCCCAGAAATGGAATATACCACTTGAACAGTATGCTGTCGAAAAGCTGAAGGTTTCGGATGCTGAAGGCAACTATACAACTATTACCTAGCGTGGAGGAATGAACTATGACACGAAATGAAATACGTAGTAATACTACAAGGGAAGCTAAATCAAGGGAAAGTGAAGAAGAGTATGTCTTTGAGGAGCCAGATGCCCTCTCCATACCGGATTCGGTACAAGCAAGATTTGATGCAGAGGACATGTCCCTGCGTTGGATACGCATATCTGTAAGAGGCGTAGACGATATCACTAATGTTGGTAAAAACCAGCAGCAGGGATGGGTCTTTGTAACTCCTGATGAAGTTCCTGAAATGGCAATTACATCCTTCGTAAGGGAAGAAGGTCGTTACCTTGGAGCAGTCTGTCGTGGAGATGTGGCATTGGCTAAAAAGCCAGTTGCAAAGGTAAAGGCTAGAAGGGAATTTTATGAGAAGAAGGCTAATGATATGATGGATGCAGTAAATGCACAACTAATGAAAAGCTCTGATTCTCGTATGCCAATTTCCAATTCAAGTAAATCTGTAACAACTAGAGGAAGACAGCCTACTTTTCAGGACTAGTCTACTTCTATAACTTAAGGAGATGAAACATGTCTAGTACAAAAGCATTTCGTGGCTTCATCCCTGCTCGCATGAAAGGTGGTGCTTATAACAATGAGGCAGTGACCGATATGATCACACTAACCTCAACGGGCCAAGCACAAACCCCTAGTAATAGTATCTATACTGGTGATCCATTTATTCTACCGGGTACTAATTTAGCTACGATTACGCCATTTATTAATGTAACTCTAAAACCTTCAGGGGTTTTTATGGGTTGTCAATATGTTGAAAATGGGGAGCAAAAGTTCTCCCGGTATTGGCCGGGTGG